TTTTTTTTTTTTTTTACTTTTTTTTTCCGCGTTTAATTGCTAATTAAATTCTATTGTCATTTTCTAAACATGAACAATAGTGCGAATAGAGATAATGAGATTTCTGGTAATACTAACAGAAATCATCATAAAAAACAGGATTCAAATGTTAAAAAGTGGTGTTTTACATTGAATAATTATACTAAAGAGGAATATAGTTATATAGTGCTACAATTTGATACTTTAGCTTTAAAATACATAATTGGTAAAGAAGTAGGTGAGTGTGGTACCCCTCATCTACAAGGATATGTTAACTTTCATAAAAAAGCCAGATTAACTGCTTTAAAAAAATTAAATACCAGATTACACTGGGAAAAAGCTAGAGATGAAGCTAATTCTATAATTTATTGTGCAAAAGATAATGATTATATATTAAAAGGTATTAAAATGTATGAATTACGTAAGGTTGAACCTTATAATGGTGAAGATTTACCTACTAAAGATGAACTTTATGAATGGCAAAATGTTTTGCTTGATATTCTGAACAAACCTGCAGATAGTAGAGCTATCTTTTGGTATTGGGAAAATGTTGGATGTGTTGGTAAAACAATGTTTGCAAAATATCTTGGATTTCATCACAATGCTTTGATTTGTCAAAAGGGTAAATACTCGGACATTATGAATATGGCTTTTAACCATCCAAAATTAGAAATTATGATTATAGATGTCCCAAGAAGTAGTGGTAATTCAGTAAGCTATAATGCTATAGAAACCATAAAAAGTGGTATTATTGTTAATACAAAATATGAGACTGGACAAAAGTTTATAAAGATTCCTCATATTATTATCTTTGCGAATTTCCCTCCAGATGAGAGTCAATTATCTGAAGACAGATGGAATATTGTAAATATTGAAAGAAAGTTTGATGAAAACAAAAAGAGGGAGTGTTAGAAGGGAGTGTTAAAAAGTAACTCCATACGCTCACCCCTTCCGAGATTGGCTCTCTCCACTCCACTAGACCGTCGACTACAAAGCTAAAGCTTTGCAGTGCTAGCCCCCGTTTCGTTCCCCAGACCCAACTCTGCAGGTGCTCACTATGTTCGTCACTTTTTAACGGACGGAAAGCGGGGAAATGGTCTTTATTAGAGTCTAGTTTAAAAAAAACAATAATATCTGTAGAACGGACCGATTCGTTCAATCAATCGGTTAGATATTTTCGCTTCGCTTATTTATGCGTCTGAGAAATTGACTACAGATTCGTATCTTACGTCTCCTATAATGGAAGTACCTGAAGCTTTTCCAACCACATACGGCATTACTAGTAAGTAATAATTACCATAGTTTGAGTAATTTGATGTATGTGACGAATACTTAAATGATTTGTCTTTGAGAAGACTTAATCGAATTGGTTTCTGTGTTACACACGTAGACCCTGCACCATTATTTTCAAGTGTATGGGTTTGGTCATATAATACATGAGCTTTATTTTTATCAATGTGGGAATTGAGCATTTGGGCTGAACTTGCAACAAAGATGTCAGTTGACCCTACACCAGCAGCTAAAGTGTCTGAGCCTGAAAGATATTCTTGGTCAATCTTGACAAGCATAAGTCTAAAAGAAACAGTATCAATCCAAAGTGTAGCTCCATGATTAGACAATATTAAATTAATGTCAAAACTTTTAACAAAGATAGAAGAACCAATTCGACTGTTAGCACCAGTTCCTATTGGGATATTGCCCAAAGGATTAAATGTGTATATCGTGTTCTGGGTCATGGCTACTGACGCACCACCGGTGTATATTTTTTGTTTAGTTTCACCGGCTCTTTTAATCATAGTGTCCAAACTACGTTTAGAAAGAGTGCCCGAACCAGCTTTAAAACTAGAGCCCCCAATAAAAGGCACAGCCTTAGGAATTGACGCATCGACGTACCATCGTTTAGATTTGGGGACTTGAGTTGATTTTCTGTATACCATTGTATACTAAAGCTGTAGAAAATTAATTTTCTTTTTTTTTTTTTTTTACTTTTTTTTTCCGCGTTTAATTGCTAATTAAATTCTATT